AAAGAAATAAGAACCACCATCAATACCTGTATTGTCATTTGGTTCGTAACTATCAGCATCTGTAGCACGTGTTAGTACCCAATTAGTAGAAGCTGAACCTGTATCAGTTACTGTATATACACCATTTTCATAACCATTTGTCTGATTATAAATAAGAACACGGTCAGATGTATTAAGTGTTACACCATCAATAACAAGAGCAGCTTGTGTACCTGCATTAGTAAGTGTAGCACCTACACCTGCTGTACCATTGTTATAAGTAGCGTTAATATTACCTACAGTATCAGGGCTTTCTACACGTACTGCATCATGGAAGTGAATAGCCGCTGCAGTAAGATTATCTACATATTGTTTTGTTGCAGCTTCTAAGTTTGCAGAAGGATTGCCCGGCAATGTAATTGCACCTGTCATTGTACCACCTGCAAGGGGTAAATGATTAGCAATAGACGTTGCCATTGTTGCACTTAGTGCTGTAACATTTGTATTTGTATTATCAATAGATGTTGCCATTGTTGCTGACAAGGCAGTAATAGCATTAGCATTAGCAGTTATGTTTGTATTACTGTTGTCAATACTTGTTGCCATAGTTGCTGATAGAGCAGTTACCAAAGCTGTCGCACTTGTGTCAGTAATAAGCGCACCTGAACCAGACAGTACAAAAGAAGTTGCACTTACAGTTCCAAATGACTGGTCAGCATTAAGAGCAAGAGTACCACTAGCAGTAATAGGATTGGTTGTGGTTGTACCATCAAGAGTTACATGAAGACCAGTACCACCTTTAACAAAGTTTACAGTACCACCTTGAGCCGAAGGAACATTAAATAGACCTGCACCATCTCCATAAATAATACCACCTGCAATAATATTACCTGCAGAGACATCTCCAATAACTTTAATACCGCCACCAACAGATACCTGACCGCCTACAGTAAGTGTACCATTTGCTGAAACATTACCACTTACAAAAAGACTTGAAGCAGATACGTCACCAATATTAGCTGTGCTTGTTTGTACTACACCACCATAGTTTACAGTAATGGCAGTTGTAGCATTTGTAGCTGAAGAAGCAAATACTGCAGATACAGCATTCGTAGCATTAGTTGCGCTTGTTGCAAAAACAGCAGACACTGCATTAGTAGCATTTGTAGCTGAAGAAGCAAACTGAGCAGTATTAGCACTTGTTGCGTGATGTGCGCTAACAGCAACAGCAGCTTCACCCGCAGACGCTGCATAGCTTGCATTGGTTGCTGATGCTGCAACAATACCTGTAAGATTAGAACCATCACCATAATAAGCAATAGCTGATACATCACCATTTACAGTAAGATTATTAATAGTGGCTACACTAGCCGCAATGTTAGTTGCGCTTACAATGCTTGTAGAAATATTTGTTGGTTGGAAAGAACCAGTAACTGTTAGTTGACCACCTACAGATACGTCAGTAGTAAAGTTACCAAACTGTGAATTAACATTAGAACCTTCAAAGGTTGTTGCAGATAATACTGCAGTAGTTTCAGTTGAAATAACACGACCAGTTGAATCAATATTCAACATAGTAGTTGGTCCATAGGTTGCAGATGTTACACCACTATCAGCTAATGAAAATGTAGGGTTACCAGTTGTTCCATTTGCGTTAGAAATACTTACACCAGTTGAGCCTGTAAGAGTACGACCAAAGGATTGTGCGCCGTTTTGAGCAACCACACCTACAACAAAAGTACCTGCATTTGCTACGGCTCTATTTAACTCTGAACCTGTTCCTGTAAATTGAGTACCTTGAATGTTAATAGTACCAGTTAGTGCAACACCTGCCTGAGATAAAGCAAGCCCTGAACTGTTACCAGAACCGTCCTGAATAGTAATAGATTGTCCACTTGCAAGACCGTCATTATTAGGACCCGGTGCTTGTAAAAGATTTTTATAACTATTTGCTATTAATTTACCTGTTAAATCTGCCATTATATCAAATTCCAATATTGAAGGGTTGCATTAAATGCAGTGGTTTGTGCGACCCAAGTACCATTACGGTCATTGTTAGGGTCAGGACGAATGTCTCTAATAAAATCTCTTTCATCAATACGTGCAGATTTATTTTGGGGATGATTTTTTAAATCATATCCAGCATCCCAATCATTACTACAAACCATCATACCATAGCTATTTTTTCTTAGCTGGTTTAGTTTGTAACGAAATCCACAAGTATCACACAAACCATATACATTTTTTTGTGAAGCCATTAAACAGTTACCTTTGGTTTAAAGAAAATACTTACACGTTCACGGTCTTCTTCCATTGCACGTCCTAGTCTTTCTTCATATTCTTGTTTAATAATTTGAATACGATTAAGGTCTACGCCCGGACGTTTCATTGCCATATGGTAAGACAGTCCTGCAGTTAAGCATGGAAGAAAACGCCGTGAGATATCTGCATTTTGAAAAGCAGATTTATTTACATCTTCCATATAACGTACTAATTCTAACTTAACTTCATCAGTATTATTTTCTGGAATAGGCCAAAGATGTACAACAGGATTGCCACGCTCATGTCTTACAGCATATTGAGTTGGTCTTCCTGTTTGACTTTTAGCAGGTATCTTTAAATACTCTTGCATTGAAATACGTTCTAATTGTATGTCTGTACCACTACGGTTTGCTACAGCCTCAAGAACATCAATTGTTGCAGAGCCAAGAGCAAAGGTAGTTACACTTGTTGCAAGAGTAACTACAGATGTATTAGCAGTCCATAGCATAACACCACGGTTCTGCCAATCTTGAAGAATAAGATTAATAGAACGCCGTGCAGATTTAGGTTCATGGCCTAGAGTTTCCTCACCACCAATCATCTCTAAAGCTTCTTGAATAATTTCATCAATGTCCATTGAGAAATTATATGTACCTGAAGTAGCCATACTTATTTACCTTTTGCTAACATTATTGCCATTTTTTGACCAGCTTTATTTTTAGCATTAGATGATAAATTTTTAAAATGAACAACAGGTTTAGAAGATTTATTATGTGTTTTACCTGTATGAATACTTCCATCTGGCATTTTATGAACTGAACCCTTATAAAGATTACCAGTCTTTGTAAAATGTAACATACCTTTTGCCATTTAATATAACCTATTCTTTCTCTGCTTTGATTGGGTTGTAGGCTTTTTCCCATTCTTCTTTATAGAAGTCTTTGTCAATCGTTTGATTAATCCGGGCTTCATAACCTGTTGACCAACTGCGCCACGACTTATAGCCATTAGTAAAGCCTATTAGAACCTGACCCAATTTTGCCACCAGCCTTTTTACGTTGGGCTTTAGGCTTTGATTTAGGTAGAGGGATATCTGCACTCTTACCTTCAAGAACCATATATCCATCAACAACTTTGTAACGCGGAGCGTCTGCGCTACCTGCCATACCTGCTTCATTAATATCACCAATCTTTACCTTTGCCATTACTTACTTCCCCTTACCATACTTCTTATGTTTCTGAGCTTTTGGTGGACTTTTTTTAGACTTGCCCGGTCCAGCCCATAATACTTTATCGGCCCAATAAGCAGCACTAAGCTTACCCTTACTAATATTTTTTCCATGGCGGCTTTTAAAAGACGCCCTAGCCGTTGGAGAATAGTTATGCCCATATCCTTTTGCTCCGTAATGAATAAGTTTAATTGTGTCTCCCTCTTTTGCAAGAACCATTCCTTTCTTTTCTGGACGGTCTGACTTACGAGGTTTATTAAATCCTGTAAATTTTTTACCACGATACTCTATGCCTCCTGATGGCAGACGCTTAACTCCGGGATATTTAGAAGAAGGTGCCATTACTTTACTTTCCTATATTTCTTTACTTTCTTTGCGACAGTTTTAGGCTGCTTAACAAATTGCTTTCCTGCTTTTGTTCCTGCTCTTTTTGCTGCCGTAGTTTTTTGGTATTCCTTGGCTGATAATGCTTTAACTGCCTTTGCTGGTAAGTACCGTTCTCCGGTAGCCTTTGGACCCTGAGTAGACGGTTTACCACTTTTGGTTGTCCACTTTTGTTTTGTCCAAGCCTTCAAACTCCTCTGTGGTTTTTTTAAAGCCATATTCAAACATTCCTTATTATATCATTACATTAAAGCATTCGCAACAGAAACCATAACCATAATAATTAAACCAGCACCTAGTGCTACAATACCTGCTATAATAACACCTATTTTTATATTATCCATTAATTCATTATGTTTTTTTATTGCTTGTCTTTTAGCTGCTAACGCTGCTTCTTTTGCTTCTTGTATTCTTCTAGCCCTTTCTTCTACAATACTTTTCCAAGTACCCGGACCAAAACGTAAATCAATTAATGTTGCAACCTCTTGCATTTTTTCTTTAGCAATACGTGCATCTATTGTTTCTCTGGCTACACTACTGACACCAAACTGGTCTACCATACCTACGCCAGATTTCTTAGACCTTTGTTGTTGTACTTGCTTTTCACCATCAAATAGTTTATCTACATAGTTAGCAATGTCACCAATGTCATTGGCTGTTCCTATTGCAGTTTTAATTCCATCTACTGCACTTTTTACTAACGCAATACCTGCTAAAGTTTCTGCAATCATATTATCTTCCTAACTTAGGTATTGGTTTACAAACTGCCGTTATGTCTAATTGTCTATTATCTCCTGCAGGTACAGAGCGTTGGTTGGATAATCTTTCTGCAAAATATAAACATCTGTCTACATCTATAAATCTTTGTGTTTCATCTATCTTTGTTGCCCCTATATAGACAACAAGGACAAACTCTATCACTTATAGCCGCCACCTGCGGCTTTATATTCTTTAGCTAACATCTGTGCTTTACGTGCAGACCATTGCCCAGATGCACCGCCCTTACTTCCAGATTTAATCTTTTCAAATAATCTTTTACGCATAGTAGGTTTAGTATAGTTACCTGCTTTATTAACAGTAGATTTAGATGTAGACCTTTTTTTACCATATAAAGGAGTAGTTGTTGTTAGACTAGGTTTAGCAACAGAACGTCCAGCAGCTAACTTTTTAGGTTTAGCTTTACCAGCTTTGGATAAGGAGATAGCCACAGCTTGCTTCTGTGGCTTACCTTCCTTTTTAAGAGTACGAATGTTTTTGCTAATGGTTTTAGCTGAACGTCCTTTTGCTAATGGCATTGTAGAGTTCCTTTACTTTTTAGGTCTACGTGCTGCGCCAAAGCCTTTGACCTGACGAGCAACTACACTACCACCATGTTTACGTTCTACAGGCTTACTAAGACGTTTCTTTTTAGCAGCATTTAGTTCCTTACGTCCAGCTTCCATATTACCCTGCTTACCTGCTGCTGCAGCCCTTGCAGCGGCTGAACCAGTACCACCATACATTTTCATATAGGCAGCACGTTCTTCAGAAGAACCCGGAAAGATATTACCCTTTGGTCCAAAACCTGTATTAGGACCTGCGCTAATACGTTTAGTTGCACCTTTCTTAGCCGACCCACGAGTAGATGGTCCAGAAGATTTAGGCATTGCTTTAGGTGTAACCTTTGGTTTAGATGGAGGTGTAGGTTTTGACTTAGGTAAAGGCATAGATTTAGGAGCAGCTTGTGCCTTATCTTTTTTATTAAGCATAGCACCTCCAAGTCCAATTGCACCCAATCCAATAGCAGTACCTAAAAGACCCTTGTTAATTTTAGAAGGAGTATCTACTGGTGGAGTTATTTTACTACGCTTTGGACCTGCAATACGTGCTTGTGGTGTACGTGTAGCAGATTTCATAGTGCTGCCTACTTTAGTACCACCACCTGTTACTGCACGTGAGCCAGTGACAGGAACCAATGCAGTACCAGGTTTTTTAGTCATAGCTGTGGAAGGTGCAGTAACTACCGCTGTAGATTTTTTACGACCTGTAGTACGACTAACTTTTGGTTTAGCTTTTAGTGTAGGACGTGTTGCTTTAATAGGTGGTGGACTAGCTTTAACAGTTGCACGACCCTTACCTGCAGTAGGTACAGAAATTTT